CTTATAATATAAAATAGCATAACGCATTGAATCCATCGCATCATCCCATAGCTTAACTACTTCATCAGTTATTCTTTCATTGATTACTTTCCATTTATAGTTATTCAACTCTTTCTTTATATTTATACTATCCTCATGTATGTGTAATATCTTCGATTTAACAGCATCAATACCTTCTTTGACATTCTTTATTGCATTAACACAATTAAACCCATTAGAATTAAGGTCAGCTATGATTTCTGGTCTAGCATAATCACATACAATTGTGGTGTTCATTGATAACCCTTGCTTGGTTAATATTTCCTTTATCTTATTGATAAGCTCTGGTGTTGTTAAATGTGATTCGTATAATAACTCTTCAACGTATACTTCGTTATCATTATCATTAAAATCACAACGCACCAATGCTGTTGGATGTTGGAATCCAAAGTCTAATCCTAATATAGTTTCTTTGGTTGAAGGTTTATCTAAATAAAACTTTTGGTGATTGTATACTGTATGGTTTGATTTCGATGGCAACCCTAATGCATAGATATTATAAAAATCTTGGTCAACCTTGATAAGTTCTTCTATTTCTTTTATGATTGATTTCTCTAAGAATGGATTATCTTTGTATGTTGAATGTATCTTGATTGCATCTGACCTTTCTATTAAATCATATAACCAGTGCAGCGTATCCGATGGATTAAAATCACAGAACACTTTTTCAGTGGTACGCATATTAAGTTGCATAAATTCTTCATAACCTATCTCATTGCTTTCGTTACAAAATAGTATATCCCTCTTTCTACCTCTGACCTTTTGTGAATCATCCAATGAGAAGAATTCAATCTGAGAACCATTTGGGAATGTATAGATGTGTTCAGTTTTATTATGATACTTCTCTTGGTATAAATTAAGCTCTCTAAGCACTTCAATCATATCTCGGTATACTGTGGCCCTAAGTGATGGAAAACTCTTCCTTACAACTGAAACAACCTTATTTGGATTTTGTAAACAATACACGATAAGCAACTGACATAATGAATATGTTTTGCTGCTACGTGAACCACCTTGATTGATGATGAACCTTAATGATTTATCTTCAAGTGCTAAATGGTTTTTAGTGAATACTCCAGTTACTTTAATATCGAGTTCCATTATATTAGTTTTCCTATACTTGGTATTTCTCTAATCACATCTGGATTGTTATCATAATGTGTTCTTATATTTAATTCTTTAATCTTTTCAATCTTACCTTCATTACTACCTTCAGCAAATACTCTATACATTGGTATACCTAACTTATTTGCTAACGCATACATTGATGCAGCATTATCTCTAGCACTTATGATATACACTTCTGTAGCACCAGCTGTGATTAAACGTTTAACGATGTTCTGTACCTTGGTTAGTGTTACAGTATCATCATAATCAAATGACACTCTTATTCTAGCTAATTCAGATATACGTTGAAGCTTTTCTAGTTTATCTCCTTCACCAATTGCTATACCTTGAGCTATTGCTTTTTGTTTAGCGTCTGGGCCAACATAGCATTTACCTTGCTCACCCCATTTGTAACCATCTTGGTTATCTATTGTACATTTTGTTACTGGCATAATTTCTATTGTTTTATATTAAATGGTTCCACCTCTTTTATATTGGTAACCACCGTTTATTAGGTATTGATGAACAGCAGCACCAACACTTGGGTAGTCACCGTTCTTTGCTCCAGCTTGACCATCAACAACATTTATGTAAATAGCTTCTGGAACATTTGAGTATGTATATATACTGTTATCCTCAAACTGGATAACTAAATCTTTTGATACTGAATCCCATTTAACTTTCTTTACGTTGGTTGAAGATACTGATTCAATGTATTCACGTAATCTAAATAATTTATTTATATCAATCTTCATTATCTTTTTGTATTTCTATTATCTTTATTATACTTATGTTGTTGATGCTATCACCATTGGTTGTTACATCTAACTTTTGCTGGTGCAGCCCACTTATCTTATTGATTTCTTTTCTGATATCGTTAGCTAATCTTCTATCACCATCTTCTAATGCTAATTTATATTGTTCTTCCATTTCAGCTATGGTTTCTTCTAATTTGTTTTCAACTATATGTTGTAACGCTGATTTGATTAAAGGTTTAGCTTCTCTATGTAATGTATAGAAATAAGATATCTCATATCCCAATTGCATTATATTTGTTTTTATCTGAGCTTGGGGTATTCCTTCACAAGTCCAATCAACTATCATCTTGATTAAATCTTGTTTCTTATATTTTGAGTTAGTTTTTCTTGCCATAATACGATGTTATACATTAAAATATAAAACAACTAAAAATGTTTATAAACGTGAAAGGGGCCAGAACGGCCCCTCTCGGAAATAATCATAACAATAAAAAAGAAAGTGTAAGAAAAATGGAATAAATTAAACACTTTCTTAATATAATATAAAGTATGATTATATTGTTTCTTCTTCGTCATCAGCTATTGAAAATAGTATATCCAATGCTGCTATTAATTGTTCTTCATTCATAATATGTTTCTTTTAAGTATTCTATAAATTCTTTATTATTTTTTAGCTTTTTCAATGCCATGTGTTTTATTTGGTTTACTGCTTGTTTGCTTATCCCAAACATATCACCAATTTCTTCTTGCGTTAGTTTTTCATTCATCCCACACAATCCAAAGTTAGCTATGATTATATCTGCATACCTTGGTTTATCTTTGAATGCATCTTTAACTGTTGAGCATAGTTTATTGTATCTAAGCAAATCATCTTTAAAATCATCGGTAGCTGGTTGGTATATCTCTAGGAAAGATACTGAATCACCTTCCTTGGTATTCATATCTTCGAACTTGGTTGTGGTTACGTATACTTCATCTTCACGTAGTTGGTTCTTTTTAGCTCTACCAGTTAGTTTAATGATACTATTCTCATCTTTGTAGTGGTACATCGTTTGTTTGATTGATGTGTGTGCAAATGCAGTAAAATCAACATCTGGGAATTCAATTGGATTATAGTAGTGCATTGCTTTCATTAGACCTTCCATACAATCAGATACTACTTCATCAAGTGTTTTCTTTTGGTTGAAGTGTTGGTAACGTTGTGCTAGTTGCATCACCAATGCCATCTGTGATTTTATTATCTTATTCTCATTCTTTTCTTTATCTTTGAATAGTTCTCTTATCTCATCTTGTGTTAGATTGATATGGTTCTTCTTTAAGTATTGTACGGTTGCTTCGCTCATTCTTCATTTTATTTATTTTTTTATGTTATTTTCTTCTACAAATATACTAATTATAATTGGAATTTTCAAATTCTTTTAGTTGTTTTATTTCTTCTGGTGTTAACTTTCTATATGTTTTCATTGCTGATAATGGAAACTGTACTATATGTTTATTATTATTTACTGGTTGTACATGTTTAGCTAGTTTACTTATCCATTGATAATATATTTCTCCTTGCAGCCAATCAACGAACACCACACATACTGGTGCTGGGAATTCTAAGTATAGTTCATAATCATTCTTATCCATTCCAGTTGTTGGGTAATAAAGCATTCTAGCTTTGGTTTTAACTTCAATGGATGCTAGGGTCCACTTACCAGTTTTCTTGCTCTTACAAGCGTTGATTGAATCAACTGGGTTAGATTGTTTGATTGATGGTTGGTAAGCTTTGCAGCCAACGCTGGTTGCGAATTCATTGATGAAGTTTTCACCTAGGTCACCATAGATTGTTGTTTGTAGTTCATTAAAGTTTGACATAGTTCTTTATTTATAACTTGTTATTTAATTATAAATATCTAGTAAAAGTCAAATGTTCATAATTTTAGTAAAATAAATGAAAAAAAAAAGAGCAACCATTTCTGATTACTCTTTTAAACAACTATGTCACTAGTTACGGAATTGAACCGTTGGAAACACACCTTTCGGAAAACTAAACCTGGACCGTCAGAGTTTTATTTATCCATTCTTATTAATTATAGATTAAATTATTTAATCGTTCTTCAACATTTTTTATTATTGTTAGAAGCTTATCTAATTCTTCTGTTGATACTATTGTATCACTTTTAACTTTAAGCTCAACTAATGATATTGTATGAGCTTCTTCTGGTGTCATATGTTGAATCAAATCCATTGGGAATATTTCATTGAATGCTGCAACACTGATTTTACATTTTCTTTCTTTTTCCATTTTTCTTTTTTTTTAAGTTTATAGTACAAATGTACATTATTTATTTTGATTATGCAAATAAATTTCAATCTTTTGATTAAGATTTATTAGTTTTAAGCTTATTAGCAACATTTGCTGCTCAATCAGCAACCACTCCATTTCTTCGATGAATTCTTCGTTATCCATTAGTCAAGTAAGTTATATAGTCTATCTGTTATGTTTGTATGACGTGTTGGTGCTACCACCTTACATCTTATGTAATCCATCTCCTCAAGCTTTGCAATCACATCTAGAATCGATTT